TGGCTTAAAATTATATTTATATAATTTATAAGGGAGGATAAAAACAAAATGACAACAACAGAGCAATATATAGGAACTGGTAGTTTAATGACTTCACAAGGTCTTAGACCAGGAATGGCACATAGTATAACTGATGGAGTATTAGCTGGAAGTATAACACCAAGATTGATTATTGTTAATTATGACCCATCTGGAGTATTACCAAATACAACAGGTAGTGATATTGCATATGTAACAACTACTGGAAGTTTTTGTATTGGAGATATTGTTGGTGGACCTGGTAGTTTGGGTTGGCATGCATTACAAACTGCTTAATTTTGTTTTTATTATGACGTGAGGACCACCTTCGTCATATAAAATACAAAAATAAAAAGGAAAAATGACATACACAATATCAAAAGGGCTAAGAGATAGAGAACATAGTAAATTTACTTCATTAGATGCTGGTTCACAAGTAGTAGTTTCTGTAAATCTTAATAATAATGTAAAAGTTTATGAATTTCCAGCTGGAAGTTTAGCAGCATGGGATGAAGGAGATATTAGTGGAGGAAATTTTCATAGCTTCACACATCATCCTTTAAACGGATTACTTTATGGTATACAATGGCTAAATGGAAATAATACCGCAGCTGGAAGTTTAGCAATAAAAATGTCTGGAGCAGGAGCAATGGATATTTGGTCAACTATAACAAGAGCAACAACTGCAGATTTCACAATATTTCCAAGAGGAGCAATAGTTTCAACTACAGATGAAGCAATTGATTTATCATCTGGATGCTGTGGATTAATTCCGTTAAGTGGAATTTATCAAGTAATTGGAAGTGATATTGGTATTGGATTAGGATTTAGTGGATTAAGAATAGCTTATATATAATTAAATTTATAAATTTAATAAGGAAAAACTAAATGGTAAGTTTAACAAACGCAGAAATAGGAGCAATAGTTTATGGAATGATACCTGGAATAACAGCAGGTGTATCTGGGATTCTAACAGACTTAGTTAATCAACAAGTTTATTTTGCTGAACAATTAACAGGAAATGGAATATCTATAACTGCTATTGGAGAAGCATATCAACCAGGAGTAACAAGTTTAACAGCTGCTGCTGTTATGGAAGTTATGGAAAGTCAAGGAATAGGAACAAAGAGTGTTAGTATTGGAGAATTACAAATAGCAAAAGGAATGCAAGAAGGTGCAAGTAAATCTTTAAGAAATGATGGTATTATGAAATTAAAAGCAATAGGAGAAAGAGTGAGTTCATACCAAACTTATAGTTAAAATGGTAAATAATGGATTAACTATGGATATAACTGAATTTAGAGCATTACCTCAAAAACAAAAATTAGATTGTTTATATCAAAATCAAGTAAAAACTTTAGATTTAATTAGAGGATATAAATTATATTATAAAGTAACAACTCTAATTGGTTCTGCATTAATTATAGGAATGGGAGTATTGTTTAAATTACAATTAGGAGTTTGAAATGACTATAATTTCAGATTTTCAAGGTGGAGTTGAAGAAGCATTAAAATATGGTCAACAAATTAGATTAAGATATTTTAATTATAGTTTTGGTCCAGGAAGTTATTATGATGATGATGTTACATTAACAGTTTCTGGTGATGATTATTGGACTAGTGGAGTTGTATTACCTATTACTTCTCCTCAAGGTAGTTCAGAAGCTACTTTAGTTGAACAAGGAAAAATTTTAACAAATGATACAAAATTATATATACAAGGTTCTATAAATACTTCTGGAGAATTAAAAATTGGATTAGGAAGTAATGGAACAGGAAGTCCTGTACCAATTACTGGAGAATATAGTATTATAAGTCAAGGTGTTTCAAAATGGAATGTTAATGCAACTCCAATTTTAAAAAAATTATATATTAGAAAATTATTAACTGGTTCTTTAACAGGAGAAGCATAAATGGCAAAAGTTATAGGTAGAACAGGAAAAGCAATTGATATTCAAATGCTTGGTATTAATGAAGTTATAAGAAATCTTCAAATAAAGGGTAAACAAATTGAAATGGGAGCAGATTTTGGAGTTGTAAGAGCAGGAGGACTTATAGAAGAAGAAGTAAAAGAAAGTATTGCAGGAAATAGAGTTGAACCAAAAAGTGTTACAACAGGACAATTAGCTAATAGTATTATATTTGATAAAACAGGAAAAGCAGAAGGAGTTGTTAAACCAAAAAAAGAAACTTATCCTGGAACAAGTACAACAACAGAAGACACAGCTTTATTTATGGAATATGGAACATCAACCCGTCCTTACCCAAGAAGTCATTTTAGAAACACTAAGACAAGAAATCAAGATAAAGTAGAAGAAATTATAGAAAGCGAGATTAAAAAAGCTATTTAATTTATTACGTATCTCTTATAAAACATAGTCAAATTCTTATTTTAAGCCGTTATAACAAGAGTTTTTAGTAAATGTTAGTAATTGTATAGGAAAAAAAATTATCCTTTTCTTTTCACAATTATATAATTTATAAATTATATTTTATAAATAATAAATCATTTATAATATTACCTAATCAAGCGAGATTAGTGTATAATCCAAGCGAGGATAAAGATGACAATAACAGAAGTATCAAGTTCAACATTTCTAGCAGACACAGTTAATCTAATTAGAAATAAAATTCAAGCAAATATTACAGACCCTATTGTTTCTATAAGACCAGGAAATGAAAAATTTTGTATGACAAGTTATCCAAAAAGACCTGTTACATATCCTATAATTACTGTTGTTGATGCAGGTATTACACAACCACAAAAATTAGGAATGGGAAGTGAAGGAACTGTAATTAATATTAATATTGAAATTAGAATATGGGGAAGAAATGTTATGGAAAGAGACGAGTTGTTTGATTCTATTTATAATTATTTAAGAACAAATCAATTAGATAGTGGTACTGGATTAGTTGCATCAAATCTTAGTGATTTTAAATTAATATCTGCAGTAAATGTTTCAGAAGAAAAAGTTCAATCAAAAGTAATGGAGGTTAAGTTTTTGTTTGTATGTTCATAAAATTAAATAGGAGGCTAAAATGGTAGAATTTAAAGATAGAAGATGTATATTTTGTAACTGGCTTAATAAAGAAGTAAGAGAAAATTTTGTATGTAAAAATTGTATTAAAGAAAATTCTGGAAAGAATGTACCAGTAGTACAAGTTGAAGAAGAAGTAGAATGGTACAAAAAACTTACAAAAATTAGAGGAATAGGAAGTGAAACTGCTAAAGACATTGGCGAAATATATTCATCACTTAATGATTTGAAACAAGCATTAATAAATAATAGAGTTCCATTAAGGAATGATGTTGTTGATTTGCTTAAATCAAATTTAATTAAATAAAAAGGAGGTATAAAAATCAATGAGTTTTAAATATCTTGGAGACAGTAATCAATTGGCATTCCAATTTGAGAGTGGAGCATATGGAACAACTAGTGGAGCAAGGCAATGGATTGGATTAGTTCAAGACCATACACCAAGTGAAGCTGTAGGAGCAGAACCAGTTCGTTATCAAGGTGGATTTACAAGAAATGTAGGATTATTTACAGATGGTCAACTAGAATATGGTGGAGCATTTACATTTTATCCGCAAGATTGGAAATTTTTAGGATTTGCAATGGGTAGTGTAGATTCAACAGGAACAGGAAGTGTTTTAATAAGAGAAGCTGATAGTGACGAAAGAAATTATGCAATTCCATCATCAAGTTTAAGTAGTTTTACTTTAGAAGATGCTAAAAAAACACCAAGTACTAGTGGAAATTTTATAAGAACATTTAATGGTTGTATGGTAGATAGTTTAAGTCTTACTCTTTCAGAAGGAGAAATAGCTTCAGTAGAAGTTAATTATAAAGCAAAAAATGCAGTTCTTACATCTGGAACAGTTACAGCAGTAACAGCAAGAACTACAAAACCGTATATGTGGAGTGATGTTCAAGTTTATTTACCATCAGGTACAGCAATTACAAATTGTACTGAATATAGTTTTACTATAAATAACAATTTGGAAAGTAGATATCCTTTAAATGGAAGTAGAACAGTAGAAGAACAAATTCCTTTAAATAGAGATTATGAAGTAAGTGCTACATTCCTTATGGACACAGCAAATGCACATGCATTATATGAAAGTTATTATGTTGCTGGAAGTTCTTTTAATAGTTTAGTTGATATAAATGCAGTAGCAGGAAGTGCAGCAATTATAATGAGTGGTTGTAGAATTACAGATATGGAAGTTCCAAGTCCAGTTGAAGGTATAAATGAACAAACATGTACAATTGTTCCATCATCAGTGTCAGTAAATGTGTATGATAGTATTGGAAGTTATACATGTGAACAAATTTAAATTTTTTAAGTTTTTCTCAATTAAATTTTCTTTGAGAAATAGTTAGACATAAAAATATAAGGAGGAAAAAAGTGGAAGAAAAAGTAAAAATAAGAGAAAAAGAGTATATAGTAAAAGAACTCAAGTACAAAGATGTAGCTACCATGAAAGATTTACCACAAGAAGTTGCAGCAAAAAAATTGCTTATGTTATCTTGTAATATGACAGAAGAAGAATATGATAATCTTAGTATGAGAGATGGAGTTAATTTACAAAAAGCAATTAATACTCTTAATGGATTAGAAGATTTTCAGGAACCTCAAGACAAACAATAACAGAATTAATTATCTGTGACCAGTTTAAATGGACTCTTGAGGATATAAGAAATCTTAGCATTAGAGATTATAAATCAGTAATAAAATATATGAAAAAATTGGAAAGAGAACAGAAAAAAGCAGTTTCAAAAGCTAAAAATAGAAGAGGTAGAAAAAGATAATGGTATTAGGACAAAATGTAATAGAAATCGTAATAAGAGCAAGAGATGAATTTAGTAATACTTTAAGTAAAGCTCAAATGTCATTTTCTGAATTTGCTAGTGGAGCAAGAATAGCAGGAGCAGCTATTACAGGATTTGGAGTTGCTGGTGCATTTGCTATTGGTAGTGTAATAAAAGCAGCAGGAGATTTTGAACAAACAAATATAGCATTTACAACAATGTTAGGAAATGCTGAAGAAGCAACAGTTTTACTTAAAGACCTTGCAGATTTTGCTACTAAAACTCCATTTACAATTACAGGTGTAGAACAAAGTGCTAAACAATTAATGGCAATGGGAATTGAAACTGATAAACTTCTTCCTACATTAAAAGCATTAGGAGATGTTTCTGCTGGATTAAGTGTTCCTCTTGATAGAATTGCTTATAATTTTGGTCAAGTTAGGTCACAAGGAAAACTTACCGGTGTTGAATTAAGAGATTTTACAAGAGCTGGTGTTCCTTTAATTGCTGAATTAGCAAAAAATTTAGGAGTAGCTGAAGACCAAATTAAGGAAATGGTTAGTGCAGGTGATATTGGATTTGCAGAAGTTGAAAATGCATTTATAACAATGTCTAGTGAAGGTGGAAAATTTTATGATTTAATGGATGCACAATCTAAAACATTTTTAGGTCAAATATCAAATGTACAAGATAGTCTTACAAAAATTGCAAGAGTTATGGGAGATGTATTTTTACCAGCAGCAAAATGGGTAGCTGAACAATTAGGAGTACTTGTAGGATGGATGGAACAACATCCAGCATTTTCTAAATTTGCAATAGTAGTTTTAGCTGTAGCAACTGCATTAGCTTTAATAGTTGGACCGGCTTTACTATTAATTGGTATGTTACCATTTATGATTGCTGGATTTACAGCTTTAAGTGCTGTTACTCTTCCATTAACATTAACTATTTTAGCAATAGCTGCTGCAATTGCAGTAGTAATAGCAATTATTATGTATTGGAAACAAATTCTTCATACTTTAGTATTAGCAACTGTTCAAGCTGCAGGTTCAATGGATAAAGCTTGGCAATGGGTAAAAGATGCTTTTATAATTGTATGGGAATCAATTAAAAATGTATTTTTTATAGTATGGAATGCTATGGTTAGCTTTTTTCAAGGACAAATAAATACAATACTTAGTGGAATAAATATGGTTATAAAAGCTATGAATATGATTCCTGGAGTTAATATACCTCTAATTCCTAAAGTAGATTTGTCTGGTATAAAGGGAGAAATAACAGATATAGGTGCTCTTAGTGCAACTTTAGCAGCAGAAAGAGAACAAAGAGCTGCAGATTTTGCAAAAGCAGGAAGTACTTTTATTGTAAATATAGATAAAGCAATAGGACTTGATGAAGCAGATTTATCAAAATCTTTATCTGATGAATTAAATCAGAAGGTAAGTTTATAATGGTTGTAAAAACAAAGTTAGAAATAGCTGGAGTTGAATTTTCAAATTATAAAAATTTAAAAGTATCAAGAAGTATGTCAGATGTTACAAGTTCTTCAAATTTTACAGCAGTATTTGACAGTCCTTATGGAAGACATAAAAATTCATTTACAGTAGGTAATGAAGTAGTTATTTATGCCGATACTGTTGATGCTTCTACTAAGATATTTACAGGTATTTTAGAAAAAGTAAATTTTAAAGGAAAAGAAAATACTCAAACAGTATCATTGTCAGGAAGAGATTATACAGCTAGATTAATGGATGTTACAATACAACCAATAGTTTATACTGATTCAGAAGTTAGTACAATTATAAAAAATATAATTGATAATGAAGTTTTAAATATAACTTATAGTAATGTTAATACTACAGATACAACTATTGAAAGAACAGCTTATAATCAACAAACTGTATTTAATATTTTTCAAAAACTTGCTAAATTATCTAATTATGTTTTTTGGATTGATACTGATAAGGATTTACATTTTAATGAAAAATCAAACACTGCTTCAGGTTATACATTAAACAGTACAAATATTATTTCTTCAACTTTTAATCAAACAAGAGAAGGCATGGCAAATATAGTTTGGGTTTATGGAGATAAAGCATTATCAAGATATCAAGAAATACATTATGCAGATGGTGGTTCTGTATTTACTATGAATGATTCTCCAAGTAACACATATGTAGAATATTTAGGAAGTCCTCAAAAAGGTGGTATATTTGGATTAAATTTACAACCTCCAAGTGGAACACAATATTTAGTAAGATTTTTTAATCATGATTTAATTTTTGTATCAGGAACAGATTTAGGATATGATTCTATTCCTTTAAGTGGTGGTTCTATTACAGTACAATATGATAGGTCAATTCCTATTGTTAAATACGGAGAAAATCAAAGTTCTATTAATGCATTTGGACCTAAAACAAAAATAATAACAGATAAATCAATAAAAGATGCTACAATAGCTTCACAATATGTAAATACATATCTTGAAAATTCAAATCCTTTTAAAGGATTAGAATTAAATCTTCATGGCTGGTTTACATTTAATATAGGAGAAACAGCAATAGTTAATTTAGAAGATTTTAATATTTCTGATACATCACAAATAATAAGCATAAATTATGAATTTAATAAAGATAGTTGTATATCTGAAAATGTAATAAAAGTAAAATTGGATACAAAAATATTAGATGTAACAGATGAAATTGCAAAAATGAAATCAACACTAGATGATATACAAGCAGAAGATAGATTAGCAGCAGATATATTACCAAGATTTGAAATTGCTACAGGGAGTGTTTCTGTAGTAGGTAGTAGATGGAATATTTTTACTAGAAGTATTGCAGGAGATTCTCTTATATGGGGAAATAATGCATTTGGAATATGGGGAACAGGAAAATGGAATGATTCAACTACAACAGGCTTTGTTTTAGGAAATGCTATAGGAGCAGTACTTGGAACAAGTGTATTAGGAACAAATTTAAGTTCATATCAACTAATAGCAAGTGGAGGTTATTCATATTAAGGAGGTAAAATGTTTACAAATTACGGAAAACAAGCAATAACATGG